GCCAACGTCGGCGGCGAACGACTTTACCTTGTCCCACCAGCTGCCGCCGTAAACGGAGCCGCGAGCGTGATAGGTCCGGCCGACCTGGGTTTTCGAGCGCAGGATGTCTTCAGAGGAGAGCACGCCGATATTTCTGACGACGTTCTGGTCAATGATACTGAGGACGCCTTCAGCTACAACAACCAGATTCAAGGTAGGAACAACGGCGGCAGAGCCGAGGTTAGTGCACTGGATAGTCAACCGCATGTTGTAGCTGCCGCGAAGCCCTGGGGCTTGGGTTGCGCGAAGGGGGATATCTTCGCCGAAGTCGAGAGCGATATAACTGCCCACGTCGCGGGTGAATTGTCGCCACGAGCAGTTCGAGCCATTCTTCACGCAGATCTGATACAGATCCTCTTGGGTGGCGTTAGACAGCAAGCTGTCGCGATTGTCAAACGAGAGGTTGATATTAGTAATAGCGAATGCCACATCTGAACTCGTCACGGAGTAGCCACTATCCTGAGGAGCAACCCAGAAGAGGATACGGCTAGGAATGCTCTGCAGCTGGATGTTGTTTTGGGTGATGGTCGTTCCAGCACCCGCGAGGACGGCATTTGAAATAGTTGTGGGGTAGTAGGTGATTTCGCTGTATGGATAATTCATACTGCGTGGAATCTGCATCACCGGGTCGGGGGTCAGGTAGGAGACTTTAATCGATGCCGTTAATACCTGGACGGCTATGCCAGTAAACACGCTCGGCGAACTGGTGCTATGGCTCCACAGAGATGCGGCCAGCCCAGAGAGCGGCCCGACTCCCTTGCCCCCGAGGGTGATAGTCAGGCTTTGGTTTTGGACTCCAATGAAGCCCACATCCTGGCGACCCTTTTCGAACAGAAACGGGGATAAATCGAGCATCTCGGTCGCATATATCTCAACGACGGCTGTATCGCCAGCGCCGAGCGAAGTGTTCTGCGTGATAAGTGCCCCAGTGAACCCACCGCGGGGGTCCTGAAGGACGTTGTCTCCATACCCGCGAAGAGGGCTACGAGCGAAGCCGTTGAGGTCAGAGTAATTCTGGCTCTGGTCGAGCATTGTCGGGGTCATAGAGTGCCAGAGCTGCTGTGCCTCCACATCGTTAGAGTACCTCGTCATGCCTGTCCAGTATTGCGCGAGATTTTGTGAGAGCCTGTCATTAGATAAGCTAAATTGTACTGTTTGCATAGAGCGTGCCAGAGGATAGCTCCTTGGGCTATCGTAATAGGCAGATCCGCCACTGACTCCGGGGGCGCGAGGAAGCCCGGCGGCCTGGAGCAGTTGTTGCCCCGCTCCGCCGGAAGCTCCGGTGAAGGTCAGACGGTAGCGCATACTCACCATGACGCGGCGATTTACAAATACGCGGGGGCTAGGGGGGTTCAAAGTGAACGTCAGGCTGGTGTTCGATACGCCGCCATCCTGAGATAAATCCTGGTAGGACACGTCCGCAGCACCCTCAAACGCGTTATAAACACGGTTCTCGGGGCTAGTTGCATCGGTCCGGGGGTCGATGACCCGTTCAACTTTCAGCTGGTCAACGGTAATAGACATTGAGACGAGGCGGCTAGCGTGTAATATGACTGGGCTAGATACTCTCGACGAAAAATAATATTCCCACACGTCGCACTCTATCGCACTCGACGGAATAATAGCTTTGCGCTGACGTGGCCACCAGGCGGGATGCTCAGCTGTCGGATCTCGCCATCCAGGAGCGTAAAGAAGAACCGCAAATCAACTCGTTTGAGGGGCTCCAGCCCACGCATCTGGATCATGCGGTATTCAGCCGTCGGCAGGTAGGTGATCTGAATCCGGTCGACGCTAGGGTTTTCACTGGGGTCAGACCCTCCAACTATAAAGTCGCTGAGGATGGGCAGGCTATTCGAACTGTAGCCAGCATTCTGAGCACCTGCGAGCGAGGTGCTCGGAAGGGCCTCGCTCGAGATTGGCATACTGGTCGTAATCAGGATGCTGCGGACGCCATTCATGGACGCGAGGCTAATGCCTGCCTGCGAGAGGGCACGGACCTCGCCGGCGAGAGCCTGAACGACTGACGGATAGCCGGCGCGCGCACCTACTGCGGGGATAGTGAGCGCGCTTGATGTCTCGACCTGGATACGAAAATCCCGTCCGCTAGGGTCGTTCCAGCTGAAGAAAGCTGCGGGGAGGCTAACTACGTATCCGTAAGCCTGTGTATCGAGATATATCTCGATGGGGTTCACGGCCGTGACGTAGGTCGCTTGATAGTACAGCGTTATCAGCTGTGTGACGGGGTTGAATACGAATATTGGGGCAGCTGCCGACGGCGGAGCGGGCACGGCTGCGAAGGCGGTAGCGAGGGCGGTGTTATATCGCGATAGCAGCTCGTCGATGCTATAGACGGCCCCGAATAGGCTCGACGAGAAGCAGAATATTTGCACCGAGGCGCTATAGTCAATGCCCAGGTGTCGTAGCACTACCCGCAAGGCCGACGCATATACCCCGGGCACGTTCGTCGGCGGGACCGCCATAGGGATTATCATCGGCGGGACTAGTGCGCTGGTTATGTCGAAGCGGACAACGCTTACCTGCCAGTCCTCGGGCCGGTCGATTACAGCCTGGGATCTGATATCAGATATGTAAGCTTCCACGGGCTGGCCTGAGCCCGGGTTAAACAAGCTGGCATTGTAGTACACGACGTCATCTCCGGTGGAGGGCATTTTGGCGTGCTCGATTATATTCAACATATATAGTAAGCACGCGTGTTTATAATTGAGTATCCCGAGATGTCGCGCGTCGATGTTCCCATGTCGAGCGAGGATATCACAGCGCAGCTTCCTAATGCCGGCGTCTACCTCTACCGCGACCTGATTCGCCTAAAAAAGCTCCCCCCGCTCCCGTTCATCCTGCTCTACGAGACCGAACCGAGCTACGGTCACTGGGTCGCCGTCCACGAGGTCGGCGGAGGCATCGAGCACTTCGACAGCTATGGCTACCGCCCCGATGCCGAGCTCTCGTTTATCCCTGAAAAATATCGCAAAGCATTCGCGAGCACGCGCCCGCAGCTTGTGCGGCTGCTCCTCGAAGATGGGCGGCCCGTCAGCTACAGCGAGTTTAAACTCCAGCGCGATCCGGCCCAGACCTGCGGGCGCTGGTGCGTTACGCGTATTCTCACGGCTAACGTGCCCGCCGCGATGTTCGCGAAATCGGTTCGGCGCGTCGCGCGTGAGATGGGCGTGACCCCCGACGATATCGTCGCCGCTATTGTCCCGTAGGGTCGCCACGGACTAGCACCACCGCGTTTTCGGTCACATAGCTGCGTGGCTGTCGCATATCGACGCATATCCAGCGCGATGGCTCCGCGAGGATGCGTTTCTGCCATGCATCGTTGATGCCTCCGTAGACCTTCATCCATCGGCGGCTATGATAGTCGTTTCCGCCGGGGAAGAACACGACGCGGCTAGCCTCCATCAGCTGGCATCTTGTTTTCGCGTAGCCCATCAACACGTGGCTCAGCGTGACAACGTGGATGTCGTATTTGCGGCCGTTGTTTATCAGGTCGAGGTTGAGCGCTTCGACGGCGCGGGCCAGCTTTCTGTCCTGGAGGGCGTCGCAGTCGTCAAATACGCAGAGACTGGCTTCGAGGTCTGTCAGCGCTAGTGGGGCCGCGGTGAAATCCTCGTCGAGCGCTACGGCCTCTATCTCGATGTCTTGGTATGCCTTTTCGTCCTCGTGTGTTGAGAACAGCAATACGCGCCGGTCGGGGAACATCCGAGCGTATTCCCTCATATAGTCGGCAGCGAAGTAGCTCTTGCCACTGCCCGACGCCCCGGCGATGAACAAGCGTTCCGGCTCTGTCTCGCTTGGGAGCACAATCATACGCCCGGCCCCATTCAGGCGGTATTCGAATGCCGAAGACGTCTCGTAGTCCTGCTTTATGCGGCGGGCGACAGCGCGGTTGAACTGCCTCGGCACTGGGGCGCGTGCTACTGGCAGCACGTCGTCGTCGCCGCTCGAACTCTCCGTTAGTTCTAGTTCGCCGTCGCGCAACGCTTCCGCAATGGCGATCCGCTGGGCGCTCGTGAGAGACTTATACCCGCCCTTTCGCACCTTGAACTCCCGTTCGGTCAACACTTCGCCGAGCGGTCGACGCACCGGTGCCGCGTCGGGCGCCCCCGCGTCAGCTATACGCACCACCGTGCCATCATCAGCGCCCCCATCGACGACCGCGACGCCGCGCCCTTGTTTTCCCGTGGTTATCATTATGTCTTGTTGATTCCTATAAGACTTGCGAAAAAATGGGCCGCCCGCTATATAATTCGGCTTAGCGGCGTCCTCGGCGGTAGAAGCCAGAGCCTTTGGGGGCTGGGACTTCAGCGAGCTGGGCCAGCATGTAGTCTACCGCATCGCCACTTTCGGCCATATTCGCGACCTCTGCAACCTTTTCCACAATGGCGTCGCCTTTAGCCGTGTCAGGCGCTAGCTGCTCAATCTCGGTGGCTATCTCAGCGATAACTTCCGGCGAGGCCCCGTTTGCGACCTCGTCATGCAGTTCGTTTAGCTTTTCGGTTAAAACCGCTGACTTGGGCCTGGCGCGTGATTTTCGGGGCTTAGCTAAACTCACTCTAGTTTTTGAGATCATGTCGGGGTCGATGTTGAGGGCCTCGAGAGCCGCGTGGAGTTGTGCCGTAGACACTCCAGGCTTGTTGTACTGACCAAATTTCGAAGCCTTGATTTTCTGCCGCAGCGCCGTCCTCTGTATCTGGGGCGTATAGGCGGCCTCCTTGGCTCTCAAGTACTCGGCCTTTTTCTCCTGCGCAACAGCTGCTGTTCTATCGGCTGCCAGCTTCAAATCACCAAGCCGGTTCTTGAATACCAAGTTTACTGCTTTTTGGCCTTTATAACCACCGGACATTGCGCCCGCCATAGCGCCGCCGCAATAGGCTCCGCCGGACATTGCGCCCGCTGATGCGCCGCCCTCGCTGGCAACCTGGCGTTTCAACATTGCAAGAATCTGTTCATGACTCATCTCCAAAAAATCGGCTGTATATCATAGCCACTATTATCGCCCAGAGTTAAATTATTGTTACCGATAAATGTGAAGCAAACCCTCGATCCCCGCGTTACGGATAGCATTCGCCATATTCATTCCCTTCAAGAGAGCGCTTCTTACCGACGGGGTGGCGGCGTTGTATATGTCGACGAAGCGCTTTTTCTCTTTCTGATAGAGGTCTCCGTCTTTTTTCTGTCTGAGGTATCTCATAATTGTCGCACCGAGCTCCAGTTTCATTGTAGCCTCTTGCTCGTCGCTGAGCTGTGTGGGGCCCTTATGGGGACGTGCTTGCGCTGTGTTTAGGGGTTTACCGCTAGAATCGAACACGAATGTTCTAACGGCGTTTTTGGGAGTGTTTTTTATGGCGTCGTATGCGGCCTGGCCTTGGGCCATTGCGGTCAGGCTGGCGTCTGAGACCTCTTCACCGGAAGATAGCGCGATGCTGAGAGTATCTGCGACTGTGTTTAAAACTTTTTCAAAATCGGCTGCATTCTTTTTTGATAGACCTTTGTTCGTGCCAAATAGCTGCTCGGTGAGCGTGCTAGCGATATACTCGATATCTGATTGTAAGAGGTTGTTTTTATCCATATCATAGCGAGGATCATGCGCAGCAGCGGCGAGTGCGACTACGGCTGCTACGGGGATTTCCCCAAAGTCCAGAAGGGCTTTCAAATCGGTGTTCGACACGATATGGGGGTTTTCCTCTATCGCCTCGACGAGAGCGGGTAGGTCTGCGGGTTGGATTTCCACGATATCGGCGCCTGGAACTGCTGTCTCGAGATATCGGGCCGTAGCTCTATCGGTCTGCTTTATGCCCAGCCTTGTGTGAAATAGCATTACTAGGCCGTTCCAAGCGAAAGAGAGGTCTTCGAGCATCCGCTTGCGCTCCGCGGGGAATACAGCTGCTAGGCTTGGTATGTTGCGGCCGGCCCTAGAAGCGGCTAGTTTTGGATCTAGTATGTAGTCTAGGCCCCAGGCGAGTACGTCATCTACCGCTTCGGCCTGGTTCTTAATATTCGCCCATTCGTCGATCCAGTATTCGAGGGGTGTCTGTTCGAGATGTCTGCCTTTTAGCCCCCGTTGGATTCTGCCGCGCGCCAAATCGCGAGCAATATCGCTTTTTATGATTGTTCGGAACTGGTAGTAAGGCCAGTCGCCTTGTCGCGCCTCGAATGGTGTCCCTACTAGGAGCTCGGGATTCTTATGGCGTATCAGTGCGAGTCTGTTGGCTGTTTTCGGCAACATCCGTTCTTGAGCTTCTGTAAGCACTAACGTGCGTTCGGCCATCTGGACCCCCAGCGCGGGGGAGACATCACGAGCGGGAGCGCTCTCGACTGCGCGCTTCGGCGGGGTCTTTAGCTTGACTGCTCGCTTCGGTGGGAGCACGATGTCCGCGAGCTTGTCTGATATCGCAGGGTCTAACACCGCTTCGAGGGCTTGCAGCGTTTCAATGCCGATCTGCCCACTCTCGGCTATGTTGTCGGCGCGCATGCTTGATATTACCCCCGGATGAGCGTCGATGATGGCCAGTACCAGCGGGAGGTCTTTCGCTGGAATTGAGAAGTCCAACAGTTTGTCGAGGTCTTCGTTTAAGACTATTGGCGTGGGCCCGGCGAGCTCGAAGGGTGCGCGCATTTCGGCTGCGAGCGCGCGCGCTTGTTCGGCGAGTGCGGTGGGGTCACGGGCTGGATTCGGCAGCTCGCGCTCTGTCGGTATGCGCCTACCTCGTGGTCGGTATGCGCGCTTGCGGTCGTGATTGAGCATACCCATAGACGACCGCGTTTTTCCCGAACTGGTCTCTCGGATAACGTCCTCGGGGACGCCTAGGGTGGCAAGTGCCGCGTGTAGTGCGGTGTCATACTCGTCACCATAGGCGTAATAATCATTAAACTGCTTTAGATCTGCCGCCGAGGCCTTCTCTCGATAGGCCTTGGCGGCCGCTCGTGCGGGGTTGCATACGGCTCTGGCTTCAGCTGCGAGCGCCTTTTTACGGGCTGCAATAAACGAGTATGCGGCCTTCTGACCCGCAAAACCTCCAATAAAACGAGACATCGGCGCGTTTCTGCTATGAACTGTAAAAATTATATGTAGCCTGAAAAATAACTACACTATATAGCGAGGAACTTCGCGATGAACCTCGAAGACTTGAATAATGGCGCTGGCGCGCCACGCGGCAAACCTTGGCTGCGACCCGTTGCCGCCAGTTTGGAAGCTGTGACACTAGAGGCGGAAGCCGTCATAGACCACGGAAAAACGACGCTTATCCAGTTTGAACCCGATAGCGTTAATGTGACAGCGAGCCTGTTTACTCGGCGCGATGTGGCGGTAGCTACCGTTGATGATATAGCGGTGCTCGCCGCTCGCGTGGCGTCGTTGGAACTCCTCGTTGCCGAAGTGGCTATGCTGCGTGCGACTCTACTAGCGCTTACGGCGCGGTAGCGTGTATGATCACGGCGTCGCCACCTGGCGCTGGGCCGCTCGCTGTCAGATTGCTTCCCTAATGTGGGGCCTGGAGGGCTAACATTGCGGCGAGCAGAGCGCTGATTTGAGCCTGTAGGTCGGCTTCGGCGGCGAGGGCTCTAGAGTCTGCGGTGTTGATTGCGCCCGCGAGGCCTCCTACGCCGCCAGCGCCGAGAGCTGTGACTACTTCAGTGAAACTGTCAATGGCCTGGGGGGTGATGTTGCTGAGGACCTGGTCGATGCGGCTGGCGAGGGCGGCCTCGGCGGAGAGAGCTCTGGCCGCCTCAATGCCGAGGGCTGTCGCTGCCCCGGACTGAGCCTGGTCGAGGGCGAGGCCGCGGGCTGCTGTCTCGGCGGTAATAGAGGCCTGGAGACCAGCCTCGGCGGTGAGGGCGCGGCCGTTGTAGGCCACTACGTCCACCATCGTTGCGCTATCCGTGGAGAGTCTGGCGGCGGCTTCGGCGGCAATGAGGCTTGAGAGTCGTTTTTCCTCGTCGTCTGCTCGCTTACCCTCGAGTCCAAGATTGAAGCTTGCAAGCGCGATGGAGCTTGTGTGAACCACATCGGCGGCGCCGCGGGCTGTCGATTCATTCGCCATAAGCTGTTGTAGCGCTACCACGTCGCTGATGCGAGCGGCAGCCTCAACGGCAAGGTCGGTGGCGACGGATGACACGGCGGAAGTCCGGGCAGATACTTCTGAGGCGAGGCCGTCGGAGCTCTTCTTCTCTTCGGTCACCGCGCGGGTCCGCTCAGACTCGACGGCTGCCGTTAAGACTCCGAGAGCGACGTCGGAGTTGTATCGGTTGGTGTCAGCCTTCACGTTGATGTTATACATTTCGGTGTCGATGTTGTGAATGTCCTCGGGCGCGTCGCCTGTCTGGTAGTACAAG